GTAACTTATAACAATGGAAGCAGTGGGGTAGGTGCAACACTTACAACTACTGGTTCATATACTACAATTGATGGTGTTACAATATCTACTGTTGGTACAAGAATATTGGTTAAGAACGAAGCCAACGCAACATGGAATGGTGTATATGTTTACTCTAGTTCAACAGTATTAACACGTGCTACAGACTTTGATACTGCCGCAGAAATGGCAGGTGGTGACTTCTTATTCGTTACTACAGGTAGCACATTAGCGGATACCGGTTGGGTACAAACAACAGATAATCCAATTCCAGGTGTAAGTAATATTGTATTCAATCAGTTTTCAGGTGCAGGAACATATCAGGCTGGTACAGGATTAACATTAACTGGACAAACATTTAGCGTTAATGCAAGCCAAACACAAATTACTACTGTAGGTACATTAGGATCATTAGGTGTAAGTGGTAATATAACTGCGGCGAACATTACAGCAAATACAGGTATATTTAGTGGTAATGGCGCCGGACTTACAAACATAGCAGGTGCTAATGTAACAGGTACTGTAGCAAATGCAACATACGCAACTAGTGCCGGAAGTGCAACAACTGCCACAAGTGCTACATCAGCAACAAGTGCTACATCGGCAACAACAGCCGGTACTGTAACGACAGCCGCACAACCTAATATTACATCAGTTGGTACCTTAACTTCACTTGCAGTTACAGGTAACATATCTGGTGCTAACTTAACTGGCACACATTATGGTGCGGCAACTGGACTTACAAGTATTCCTGGTGCTAACGTTACGGGCACTGTAGCAAATGCAACTTATGCAACTAGCGCAGGTACAGCAACAAGTGCTACTACCGCTGGTACGGTAACAACAGCGGCACAACCAAATATTACGTCAGTGGGCACATTGTCAGGTCTTACTGTGTCAGCAACAATAACAGGCTCAGTAAGCGGTAGCGCAGGTACGGCCGGCACTGTAACAACGGCGGCTCAACCAAACATTACAAGCACAGGCACATTAACAAGTTTAACTGTATCAGGTGTTTCTGTATTACCAAAGATTAATATTAACAGATCATCGGGCAACGGTACAGGTATTACATGGTATGCTAGCACATATTCATCATGGACTGATTATATGTCGCCCGCCGGCGCCACAGGCTGCGGACCATATGCAAATATCACCGCACCTACTGGTAACTTAGTTACAAGTTGGGGTCTACGCAGTTTTATTGAAAATTCATCTGGTTATGGTTGGACATGGGAAGCAGGAACAGCACAGCAAACTACACCAAGCATTGTGGCAGAATTGCGTAGTAGTGATGGGTCATTTAGAAACACAGGTAACATTTACTGTGTAGGTGACGTTATCACAAACTACTCTGATGAAAAACTAAAAAACGTAGTTGGTAAAATAGAAAATGCAGTAGAAAAAGTTTGTGCGATAGATACATTCTATTATCGTCCAAATGAAATTGCTAAAGCATTGGGTGTTGCAGACGAGATTCAAGTAGGTGTTGGTGCTGGCTCAGTAGAGAAAGTTGCAAGCGAGGTTGTTAAACCTAGCCCATTAAGTGCTGACTATAAAACTGTTATGTATGAACGCTTAGTTCCATATTTGATTGAATCAATCAAAGAACACGAAAAAACAATACAAGAACTTAAACAAGAAATTAACAAACTAAAAGGTGAATAATGGGATTCTACGTAGGTAACAATGCTAATGCAAACGTTAATGCAACTAGTAATGGATTCAACGTTGCTACATTCACCACATCAACAAGACCAGCAAGTCCTGTACAGGGTCAAGTAATATACAATTCAACAACTCAAACGATGCAAGTCTATGCTAATGGTGCATGGAATAACGTTGGCGTGTTTCCCGGCACTGCCGGTTATCTATACAGACAAATTATTACAAAAAGTTTTGTATGCGGTGGGTATCAAAATAGTAATCCATGGCGTAACGTTAATCGCATGACTCATAGTACTGATGTATGTACTAACTTAGGTGATTTACTAGCACAAGCTGGCGCATACGTTAGCGGTGTAAACGGAACAACAAGAGGATTTATTTGGTCATGCGATGGCATGGGCGCAGGTACTACAACATGTGCTATTAATATGAATACTGAAACAACTGCTGGTACTAACAGTGCGTGGAATATCAGAGTCAGCAGAGATGATAGTGCAACAGGGTTTAAAGAAACAGAGTTTGCATTTATAATGGGCGGCGGCTCAGCGCAAATGGATATCTTTAACTTAACTACCGAAGCGATGTATACTAGCGTGCCATGGCAACAACCATACAATACATCACTATCTTATGATGCTCAAGGTAGCGCAGATAGTGGTTCAGTAAGTGATGAAAATGCATGTTACTTTTGGAGTACAAGTCAAACTAGTACTAAATTAACTTTTAATACGCACACATTCACAAATAACAATCTTGATAAACCTGCATATGAGATACGTGGTACACCTATAGGCGGCGCACATGGACAGCAAAAAGGTATCAATAGCAAATTAGGTCGCGGTTATGCAGGCGCCAATGGAAGTTATAATGGTGGTTATATTATGTATCGTATGGTATTCAATACTGAGACTGCAACTACTATCAATAAACCAATTGGTAACAGCGGGGAAGAAAATCTAGACATGGGTCAAAGTTGGCAATATATGATGGGCATGTATGACGGGGCACAAAACAATCGTGGTTGGAAATTTACATATGCTACGGACACTGGTGTTGAACTTGGTTCAGGTAGTGTAAGAACCGGAGTGCCTGGCGGTAGTTCGGGACATTGTGTTTGGAGCGCATAAATGACATTTAAAGTTGGTTCTACAGATATAATGTCAACGTTGGGTATTTCTGTACCCAGTTTTACTACTGCCACAAGACCTAGCAATCCAGTTACTGGTCAAACAATTTATAATACAACAACTGGATACCTTGAGATGTATGATCAAGGTATATGGAAACCTGTCATTTATAATACAAGCGGCGGACCTTTCTTATACAGACAAATTATTACAACAAGTTATGTTGCAGGTGGGTACAAAGATGGTACACCTTGGCAAAACGTTAATAGAATGAATCATAGCACTGATATATGTACTAATTTAGGTAATTTATTATCTACGGCTGCAAACTATACATCAGGTGCAAATGATTTAACAATTGCATATACTTGGAGTGCTGAAGCAAACAACAACAATAGTAATGCAACATTAACAGTAGCATTTCAAATGTACACTGAAACTACTATGGGTACTAATAACAATTGGAATTTAATAAACGGTAAAAATGATAGTGCTACAGTATTTAAAGAAACACAGTATGCATATGTAACAGGGGGCGGTGGTACGCAAGTTAACGTTTTTACTTTTGCTACACAAACAATGAGTTCGGGAGCAGTTGCAGGGGTAACCGGTGACTCTGGATATAGTTACGGTACAAGTGCATTTAGCGATGAGAACGTTGGATATTGGTGGGGAGCCGGCGGACAAAAAGTCACCTTTGCATCAGGTACAACATATTCAGTTGCTACAGCATCGGGTGTTAATGTTAACGGCCAACAGAAAGGCATTAGTAGTAAATTGGGTCGTGGATATTTAGGCAATGAGGGAGGATATAATGGAGGTTATAACTTCCGAAGATATGTAGTATCAACAGATTCGTATACTCTTGTTGCTAGACCAATCGGTAATATAGGCGAAGAAAATTATGACATGGGACAGGCTTGGCAGTATATGATGGGTATGTACGATGGAGTTCAAAATAATCGTGGATGGAAATTTACATATTCAACCGACACTGGCTACGAATTAGGATCAGGTAGTGTAAGGACCGGAGTACCAGGCGGCAGTTCTGGTCATTGTTATTGGAGAGGTTAATTGGCTTTTAAATTAAACAATACTGATATACTAAGTGTAAATGGAGTTAGCGTTCCAGTATATACCTCATCCACTAGACCTGCAAATCCTGTAACAGGACAAGTAATTTATAATGCTAGTACAAACATCATGGAAATCTATGATGGTGGATTATGGAAAGATGTTACACAAACAGCAGGTGGACTTCAGTTTCCTTATCGACAAATTATTACAGCAAGTTATGTAGCAGGTGGATACAAAGATAGTAGTCCATGGAAAAATGTTAATCGTATGCAACATGCGACTGACGTATGCACTAACTTAGGTGATTTATTATCACAAAATGCAAATTATACGTCCGGCGCCTGTAGTTTAACACGTGCATGGGTTTGGTGCGCAGCGGCAGCAGCCTTTGGGGAAACCACAAGGCAAACAGTTGCTTTCAATATGAATACTGAAACGACTGCCGGCAGTCAAGGTTCATGGGACATGCCTGTTGCTAGAAATGATTGCGCTACAATATTTAAAGAACATCAATATGCTTATGTTACAGGTGGGGGTGATAGTTCAATCAGCGTATGGACTATGGCAACTGAAGTGTTTGTAACTGGGACGGGTACCGGTCAAACCGGTGATAGTAATTATCAATATGGTGTAAGTGCTTGGAGTGATGAAACATTAGGTTATTTTTGGGGTAGTTCAGGTCAAAAATTAACTTTTAGTACAGGCACAACTTTTACAATGGGTACAGCCAACGGCGTGCAAACTAACGGACAGCAAAAAGGTATCAGTAGTAAATGGGGCAAAGGTTACATGGGCAATGAAGGCACATATAACGAAGGTTATAACCTTAGGAGATATGTTTCTGCTACTGATTCGTATTGGACAGTGACTAAGCCAGTAGGTAACTCA